GGAACAAAGCTTGATGATCCTAAGATCACCACCTGAGTAAATGATTTATAATTCAACCTCAGTATACTTTGCTCCAGATGCTTTTGCTGCTCATTGATCGCTGCTTCTTGGGAAAGCATTTGACCATTGAGATAGATTTCAAACACCGTAGGTTTAAACCCACGACGTATCATATAGTCACGTGAACCAATACTAAATTCTATCTCGACCAGCAGATCCTTTTCGTTGATAGCATTAACCAATTGGCTTTTTGTTATCTTACGAAAGGGTCTATTGAACAAACCAAAACAGATAGCATCCAAGAATGTGGATTTACCTGCTCCGTTAGTTCCGATAATCAGAGTTGCAGGACTTGCATCAAGTCTGATTTCACTAAAAACATTACCAGTAGATAGAAAGTTCTTCCATCTAACAGACTTAAAAAGAATCATTCGACAAAAATTAATCCCTAGGCGGTACTACTATATCGTCAGGGGTGACGACATAATATTCATGACCGTGTGTAACACAAGCTTGGATAATCTCTCGATCATCCACCTTTACCACTGACATCTCTGGAAAGTCTTCAGCTTCCAGAAGTCCAGCATAGCGTAAAGCGTCGTCTTTGTCAAGGAACATGTAAACTAATTGTTTACCTTCCTCTGCATTGACAGCGTAAGCCCCTTCATCTTCTTTACCTTGCAATGATAGAATATACATCAAACTAACTCCAGTGCTTCCACGTATAGGGATTTAAGAATAGATTTAAGTGCAGGTTTATCAGTATGATTTAGATCATCAACATACCTTTCAAGAATAGTGAGTGTGTCTTCTTTTTCTATATCAATTTCTTCATTTAGATCTTGTTCAAAGGATGGATCTTCAATAACTTTTATCTCATGTACACCAGATGCATACAATTGACTGATGAAGAACTCAAATTTATCTGTATCAGTTTTCTTTTCAACAATAATCTTTATAAAATTATTGGCATAGTCTGCATAATCAAACTTACTACTATTTACCCTCTCTTCATTGTAGTAAATCTTCTTGTATATGTCATATGGGTTCGGTATAAACTCCAATTCTTTAGTTTTTGTATCAAATATATGAAAGCCACGTGTCTGATTGTAGTCATTCCAGTAGATTTGATATGGATTACCTAGGTATGTTATGTTTCCTCTAGTACTTTTCTGATGATAGTGACCTGAGAATACTTTTTCAAAGTGTCTGTAAGGTGCTGTACTATCACCATGATCCATAATATAACCACGGTGTGCTTCAAAACCATTGAGTTCCAGATGTCCCATTGCAATAGGAGACTTACTCTTTGCAATAAGATCATAGGTCTCATCATTATTTTCTGAGTTTATCCAAGGTATGAATAGAATAGGTAGTCCACCTATCTCTACCTCCGTTGCTTTAGAATATATTTCTACGTTATCATACTCTCCTACTACACTAGTCAGTGTATTGACTAAATTAGTATCTTTAAAATATGCAGTATGATTTCCAACTAAGGCATGAACTTGCACTCCCATGTCCTTTAGTCTATCAAAATAATTATGAGTAGCCCACTGTGCTGCCCATATATCTAAGTTTCTACGGTTGTCAAATGTATCACCTAAGTCTAGAACTGTCTTGATGCCACGTTTTTCTAGGGTGGGGAAGAATACATTTCTGTAGAATTTTTTAAAAAAGTCATGAAAAATTCGACTAGACTTCCTTGCACCGAAGTGCTGATCTGTTATTATTGCTACCTTCACTTCAGTTGTTGCTCCAAAAAGTAAAAGTATTCATCATTAGCATTGATTGGAATGGTATACATTCCTCTGTGTTCACGCTCAATCTCAATTATAGTTCCGAACTGTCCTCTTACATTATAACCCAAAGCCTTGAATAGGTCAACCGCCCTTACTACTATGTCCCTATGTTTATCCATTAGGTTGTCATCTTTCAGTATTTTAATATATGCTAGACAACTTAAAATACCTGGCAGACTGAAACTATATGTAAACCCATGCTCCCAATCAAATTCTCTAGGTAGTGCATTATGTATCTTATCATTGTATAGTGTGATACTCAATGGGAAGTAACCTCCTGTGATTGCCTTACCCATAGTAAAGATATCAGGTGTCACTGGTAGTCTTCTCCATCCTACAAATGTTCCTGTCTTCCCTCCTCCTGTGAAGATGTCATCTAAAATTACTAACACACCTCTATCTTGTATATCTTTTATCTTCTTCCAAAACTCCTCTGTGTGAGGTCTGACACCTCCTGTGTAAGGGCAAGTCTCAACCAGTACACACATAACATCATCCCAATTATGATTGTCTACGACGAACTCTAGTGGTAGTCTGTTTATATTATGATAAGGATCCATTGTATAGAAAGGATCATTAAACATACTATCACCCATACTCTGAGTGAGCAGAGTTGATCCATGGTAACTATCTCTGAATACTACTATCTTATTACGTTGAGGACTTCCTACCTCTTGTTGATATGCACTAGCAAGCTTAACTGCTCCTTCTACTGCATCACTACCGCTTAATGCGAAGATACTCCTGTACTTAACTGGGATCTGTCTACCGTCATCACAATCTTTACAGGTAGTAGTTGTTGATGTAATAGCTCTAAGTGTCTTTGCTAGTTTGAATGTGGCATTGTTCAACTTAATAGGTTGAGCATCAAAGAAGTTCTCAGCTACCTCTGGTTTAATGCACATATTATTATGTACATAGTTCATGATCTGCATTTGACCATACCCTAATGTATAGCAACCAAGATTTAACATAGGGTCTATGGACTTCTTACCATCTAGGGACATTCTTCCATAGCACCAACCATACTCTTGCTCGCCCACGTTTTTTTGGGGACCTGTTATTAATCCTGGATATTTCATTCTCTTATAAAAGGTTGCTGTGGTCCTGTAATGTTTTTCAAAAAGAAATTGAGTGTTAACCTATCAGAATTCTTTCCAAAGGTTTGAGCTGCATGTTGAGTATTGCCATCAAACAATATCATTCTATTGTATAGGTTATTAATCCTAACACTCTCCTCATACTGTCCATTTACATTAAAATAAGCTTTATCATATACGTCATCAGGTATAGTTTGACCCATATATAATGCTTCCTTTACATCTGTATCAATTGCTTCTTGAAAGAAGTATCCTTTTTTTGTTGTGTAAATGGAAGTACCAGTATCTTTTTGTGGATGTTTATTGAGATAAATCAATCCACCATAGAGACATCCACAATCATTGTGCACCCACCCTTGGTTCTTAAGATTATATTGATCTTCATGAAAGGGTTTAATGATCTGGAATGTCATATCCAGTTCCCAGTAGTCAGGAATTCTTTCAAAATGCCACTGAAATAGTCTTCTAGATATCCAATTGAATAAAGGACTATTGAATGTATTAATATTCTTAGTTCTTTTACCTGGCCATCTACCATCAGTTGTATTATGATACTCTGCTTCGTATGCAAGTTCAACAATCTTATCTGGATCTGGAAAGAAATTATCTAGAATAGTAACTGGGTAATTCATACGGATCTTAGATTTGGTGGTATGTGTCCTGTCATTTCTCTACCAAAGAAGTTGAGAGTTATGCGTTCTTGTTTGTTCCCATAAGTTTCAACACCATGGTGAGCATAGGCTGGAAATAATACAAATCTATTGTATACATTCTCTATCTTAACAGTCTCTATGTACTGGTCATACATAATATCCCATGCTTTGTTGTATTCGTCAAGGTCTAATTCTTCATTCTTATATAATGCTTCCTTATATTTTAACTCACTATTATACTGTCTAGTAAAACCATACTTAGTTCTAAAAATCGACGTTCCTGTATTTGGTTCTGGGTTCTTATTCAAATAAACTATACCACCAAACCACGTGTCAAGATCTTGATGGATCCATCCACGGTTTCTTTTGTCCCATTGTTCATCTGCTAGAGGATTGATAAACTGGAACTGAGTTTGCATATTATAATACTCAGGTATATCCTCAGAGAAAATTTTATAGATCCGATTACAAAAATATTCAAACAACCTATGATTTGCGGTATGCAACATCTTAGTTCTTATACCTGGCCAGTTGCCAGGACTATTATAGGTCTTTAATTTTCTTGCGTTCTCTACTATCTGATCAGGGTCTTCAAAGAAGTTATCTATTATAGTAAGTGGATAGGTCACTTGATTTTGATTTCTACGTTCTCCTTAATTGTATTATAGTCTGATGAACTTGTTTTGTCATCTGTATGGAAGACTTGTTCGTATCCAGACTTGCTTAGTATCTTATTTTTTATCTCTAATTGACGTTTCTCTTTCTGTATTCTTCTAAGGAATGCATAGTAAATTATCTGCGTGAAGTACGCAAAGGGGTTCTTAGATTTCTCTGGATTAAAGTTTTGTATATACTGCACACAGTTTTCAATCCCATCACATATCATATCCTCACGGAACATATAGTTGACAAAATTTGGTTTGTATGATAAGTGTGTAGCAATCTTTAAAAAACATCCACCAATATAATTACTGATTGGTGGTCTCGGTTTGTCTGCTTCTTTTGCTTCAGCACACTGTGCTTTAAAGACAATAAGTGCTTCCAAGAATTCTTTATTGTTTACATAATGCTCACTCTGTACCCTTTTTCTTACGGCCATTTTAGTTTTGCTTTGTATATATTTTATACAACTTTTGTCGAAAAGTCAAGGGGGGCTTGACAAGTCGTTGTAAAGTGTGTACACTACGAGTGTGCGAGTTCAAGGGATACTTATATATCAAATATCTTTTCTAAGTTTATTCTAGCTTCATCTACAGTAGATATTCTTCCAGAGCCGTCTACAGTATCAGCGTTTAATCTTCTTAAAGACATTGCATAGAAGATCTGAACTTCAGTATCTACTTCTACTACTGTAATAATTTTATCTTTAGGGATAAGAAATTCCTCCTCGCGTGAGAATTTCATCCATGGAGAAACTTTTGCACCTGCTTTATTACCTGCTAACATCACTTCTTCAACCTGTACAGGGTTGTCTACTATTAAATAGTCCCCATTCTCATCACGAACATACTCGACCATAGCAAGAATCTCTTCACCGCTTACTAATTTTAGTGCGGCCAGAAATTCTGGTTTGTCGGGTATTTTATTTGTCTTTAATTCTGACATTTATAAACTCGTAGTTAAAGTTTTCTTCATTGTATATTTTAACACGTTCTATCAAATGGTTCAATGTGTAATTGTTCCTAGCACCTTTTGATGTATCGTCTGCAATGTCATACAAAATTGCTTTTGTTTTGTGGTCTCCTTTTCTTAAGACCCTACCGATCGACTGGAGGTTCCTGATCTTCGATTTTGATGGCGAAGCAAAGACAACGTTATGTAAGTTCCGAATATTAATCCCAGTGCTAAAAGTCCCATAAGATGCCACTATAATACTATCATGTGTAGTTTCAGCAATACGTCTTGCCTTCTCTCTGTCTTCGGTATCGACCCCTCCGTGGACTAAAAAAGTCTGACGATCCTTTCCTACCTTATTATTTATCAATTCAAAAAGGGGCATGCCATGCCGTTCAACGTAGTTGAACAGGACGAGAGTGTTACCAGATAGGTCACAAACTAGGTTACGTATAAACTTACTGCGGCCTTGGTGGTCAACAAGGTAGTCCATCTCTTCCTGATAGGTGTCAAAGATCTGTTTATCATGTTTGAGTACAAGAATTTTGATCTCAAATTCAGAGAGGTGACCTTCTTTAATTAGTTTTTCTGTCTTAGTTACCTTATCTACAGTCCCAAAAACTCCCTCAAGTACAAGCCGATTAGTCTGAGTACCATCTAAAGTACCTGTAAAACCTATGCGATACTTACAGTCATGCAACTTATTCATAATACTTGTCAGAGATTTTGCTTTAAACAAGTGTGCTTCATCTCCTATGATAGCACCAAACCTCTCAAAGTATGTCTTAGGTAATTTATATACTGACTGCCATGTGGTAATGATCACATCCTTGTCAGACCTAGGATCAGTGCCTGCATATACTTTGTGACAATGCTTATTTGCATTCCAACCATAGTCTTCAAAGTCCTTGTACATCTGTTCTACCAGTGATGTAGTTGGAACTACTATGAGTGTTTGTAATTTTTTTAACTCCCAAAACCGTGTGAGAGCATATATCATTAGTGACTTACCAGAACCTGTAGGTGACAGCAGCAGTTTACGCTTGTTGCGTAAGGCTTCGTAGATACCTTTGTACTGATAGTCTCTTACCTTATGTGGTAAATGCAAGGATTTAACCCAGTCTCCTAGTCCTTCGGGAGTAATGAATTCATCCACTTCTGATGGAAGTCCATAAAATTCGTTGTCCCTATGGATAACTTCATACCCCCTTTGCTCGCAAAACGCAATAATATAAGGGAGAAGACCAACATAAATCTCGCCTGTACCTGGGGAGAATAATTTAATTTTTCCATCCCAATACCTTTTCTTGTACGCTGACATGAACTTGGCTTGAGGCACTTCAAAAGTAAATTCGTCTGCTAACTCGTGCTGAACATGAGGTTCAGCTTGCACAGTTAGGTATACTTCGTTCTTCTTTTGAATGATAACATTAGACTTCATAACCTTTCAGAAATTTTGCGAACTCTATCGCATTTTTAATATAGAAGGATCGGTTATTAATAGCCTGCATAATAGCTTTCAATGCCTCAACCATCTGGTTATAGTACTTCAGTTTAAGAACGGACTTAGCGTATACTTCATCAGCTTCCAGATATGTAGGAACATCTGTCTTGATGAGTTTTAAAGGAAATGGTTTCTCCGCTTTACCAGTATAGTACTCCCACCTATCTCTATAGGTGCGTTTAACTTCTAACTCTTGCTGATCCTTTAAGGTAGTAAAAGAGTTATACAGTCGTAAGTATTTAGCGTGTAACTTGGGGATTGCTAGTGAGTCATGATCTAATTTTTCATCGTTTAGTTGTGAGTCCTTTTCCCACATGTCATTCAAAGTTTCTAGGTTCATACTTTAGTTCCTATCTTATCCGTTATCTCGTATAAGGTATATTTAAAATTAACTTCTGCAGTAAAGTAATTGATGTCTGTTGCTGTTGCATCAAACTCTAGAGTTGTTAGGCTTGATGGGAATATATTAAAGAAGTTCACAGTAGATATAGTATTGTAGTTACTGTTGAGAATGAGTAGTCTTGCATCACTCATTGTCTTGTCAAACTGATCTGGTCTACCCATCTCATTAACAGTTGCAATGTATTCTGCAAACTCTTTCTGATGCTGTGGGTTGGTCAAACCTTTCAACCACTTGTATATCTCATAGTAGTTGTCTAAGTCTTCGTTGACTAGGAACCTTAGGTTAAGATCACCAAAGGTCATCTTATCGCCAGGAATAGTATAGTCTTTGACTGGTGTTTGTATATCCCTTACACCAATACTTACCTCAGGTATAGACGCAGACTGACAAAAGTAATCCACGTTTGGTGTTCTACCAATAACGAACTTAAAACCTACAGGAGATAGGAAGTTTTTATTAGTGGGACTGAATAGTGTCTGGTCGTATGCCATTAGTTCATGCAGGTCTCCGTAGTATTTATCCTAACCAAAAAACGTCAGGATCGCGGATCTTATCGTAGATGTCAAATCTAAAGTCTTTAAAGTCTGGCTTCTGAGTTTCTTTATGTGCAGCGTCTATCCATGACAGTTTTACATTCTTTCCTCTTGTACTCTGACCTTCTACGTCATCTATATTATAACCTTTTCCTAGCGTTCCGTCTACTGCACCGATATAATTCTCACCTACTGTGCTAGGTTTGACACCATTTTGCCAGTGCTGTACTGACATAAAGATAGACCTATCATCACCCATGAATGCACCATGTATATCATCATGGTATACCTTGAGTGTAAAAAAATCGTGTCGCATCTTGCAGATCTTTTCTTGTTCAGGATGATTGTCTATCCAATATCCATCATGACTAAAACTTATCTTTCCACGTATGTATACTTCATAACTGTCAATGTCTGGGTGAACATGTTCAGGTATGATAGCGTGTGCTGGCCAGTTCAAACACTCAACTTGATACTGCCCTTCCTTGTACATAACCTTCCTATGAAAGTTAGGTACACCAAAGAAATTTCTATTCCAACCTTCTGGTTTGGTTATATCACGAGGATCGAACGTACTCAAATACTCATCGACAAAACCTGTGATGGCATCCATGCATAAAAAAAGAGGTCTAATTATTTAGACCCCTTTCAATTAAGTTTTTAACTCATGGTTTACTCCAACATGACTTTGCATATTCTTCGACACGAATTAGGTAAGTCTGTACACTCTATTAGGCAGTCAAAGTAATCGTCGATCTTGTCTATTTCTGAATTACTGTTGTTATCGACACTTACACTCCAACCGCTTAGTTGATTTTTACTTACTAGATTGTGCATTAATGTTCCTCGCTAAGTCTACTATTATGTATGCGAATCAACACCGTAT